ATCGCGTCGTTGAGCACCGTCGTGTACGCGCCGCCGTCTACGGACAGGTCCACCGCGTAGCTGATGAAATACCCGTTGCGGTCGCCGTTCTCCTCGTCGACCTTCTGCAGCGCAGGCACAGCCAGCCGGATTCGCACGGCCGAAAGGTCCGAGCCGCTCACTGTGCGCACGATCGGTTGGTCGCTGCGCAGCTCGACATTCACGGGAATTTCGTTCTCTACCGACGGGAACCCGGGGATGTACTCCTGATCCTGTGTGCCGGAGCGGGTATCGACCGTGACGCCAGCGAAGTTCAGCCCACCATCCGGGTTCTGGATGGGCACCTGGTTGAGGTAGATCGACTGGTTGCCAGCGACCAAGCCACGGATCTCGCCCTCGCTGACCAGGTCGATAATCCTGGCCACGGCCATCGAGTGCAGGCTGTCCGGAGTCTCCACAGGAGTGCGGCCGTTGCTACCGCTCTTGCCGCCGGCGCCGGTCAGCTGCATGGCCCGGGCGATGGGAGTTGCGACCGGAAGGTTCAAAGCTGATCCTCCGCCATGATGCCGCCGCTGATCACGGCTGAGCCGATGAGCATTCCCTTCTGGTCGTGGCCACCGTATGCGACGGGCACCGGATTGCCCTGTGCCTGCGTGTTGACGGTTCCGTTCATGCTGTAGTTCGGCCGATTCTCGGCACTGTCCTGGGAGCCGAGCCCCTTGGGCTGCGGCCCCAGCATCTGAACAACGCCGCCGACAACCATCACGGCGCCTGAATAGATCAAGTTTGCTTGGCCCGTGTAGACACCAATCACGATCAGCACCACGCCCATGATGATGTTCAGCACGCCGCCGCGCTTGCTACCCAGCAGAACAGGGGCGATGCGGATGTCCTCCTGCCCGGGCGGATCCTGCAGCTGATCGTTCGTCAGGTTCTGTTTGCCCACGAAGACCGCGAAGGCCATGCCGTTTTCCTTCGCGCGGGCCAGGTACTGCTGGAAGCCCGGCAGGATCGCGCACAGCGCGCGCACGGCCTCGGCAGGACTGTTCACGGCCAGCCGGAACGAGCGCCCGAAGCGGCTGCCCAGCTGGCCGTACAGGCGGATGGTGCGCAGGCGCTCAGACACGGGCTGCCTCCTTGTGGCGGACGATGTGGCGGGTGCGCTCGGCCCACATACCGCCGTAGGTGATCACCTCCGACAGGCGGCCGTACATGTGGTGCAGCATCTGGCCGTCGCCGAGATAGACGCCGGCGTGGTTCGGGACAGGTGACCGGATCTGCATGAGCACCATGTCGCCGCGCTGCGGAGCGCCCTCGATTAGGTCGAAGCCCTCGGCGCGCAACCGCTCCAGGCTGTAGAGGTCCTGCCCCTTCTCCCACCAGTCATCGTCGCGGTCGTACTGGCTGAGGCTGATGCCCAGCTCTCGGTCGTAGAAGTCCCGCACCAGCGTGTAGCAATCGAGGATGCCGTGGGCGAACTGCCGGCCGACCAGCGGTGCGAGGTAGCCGGTCGGCTCGATCGTTTGCAGGTCGCCGCACTCGGGTTCGGCACCGGTGACCTGGCCCACGCTGACGATGTGCCACGGAAGGCCACTGGCTTCGCACATGACTCGGTCTGCGTCCGAGGCTGTGGCGGGTGCATTCGGGTGGCTGTGCACGACGGCCAGCACCTCGCCCACGTCCTCAGCATGGGCATAGTCCTCGGCCGGCAGCCGGAAGTGCTCGCTGGGGGTGGTAGCCACGTTGCGGCACGGCAGGTACGCCTCGCCATCAGCACCGGCCACGATCAGCCCGCAGCATTCGCGCGGATACTCGGCCACGGCGTGCGCCTGAATGGCCTGCAGGGTGCTCTGTTGCATAGGTTTCGCCCATAGAAAAGGCCCGCGGTTGGCGGGCCCCAGAAGAAGTGTCGATGATGTGGATTCGAACCACCGCAAGGCGCGACCCTTGCTGGCCCAATCCCATGGCCTTACCCATGGGCATGAATGTAGGCGCGTCCCCTACGACCCCCGGCTGCACCGATCCAGGCCGGGACTATCCATCGACGTCGAAAGTCTACTACGTGCGCAGCAGGCCCGCCGCCGGAAAACCTCCATAGGGCAGCGGCTTGTCGGCTCCGAAGCGCAACTTGCAGCTGCCCACCCTGCCCCCGCACTGGTCTCGCGCCGGATCCGTCGTGGGCACATCGTTGGCATCGGCTACCGCCGGACCGTTGTAGCCACAGTAGGGCCCGCGGTAGCCGCCACGGATCAGCCAACCGCACACGCCAGCGATAACCTGCCGCCCGGGCAGCTGCTCACCATTGAGGTCAATCGCGGTGGTCAGCTCGAACTCGACGGTCTGCTTGTCCTCAGCGACCTTGCGCTCGATGAACCAGATCTCGTCCAGGAAGTGCTCGTTCGGGTCAGCCGTCGGGTTGCCGTCGGGGAAGTTAGCCGCGTCCAGGTACTTGGCCAGCGTCTGCCGGCGGATCACCCGGGCGCCCACCAGGTCGTCGAACAGCAGGCACAGCGCGGTGATGCGCCCATCGATGTTGCTCACCTTCAGCCGGGGGTTCGGCGGCTGGTCGCTGGTGCGTGCGAAGCCGGTGGCCTCGATCGGCCAGGGCCCGTACTCCTGCCCCTGCCACCAGATCACCCCCGACTGCAGGTGGGCGTGGAAGAACAGCTGGTCTGCACCGAAGCTGCTGGCGTCCAGCTCGAACAGCGTGATCCGGCCCCCTGGCTCGAGTTGCTGGGCATCGGCGGTGATCATTCAGCAGGCACCTTGGGCCATTCCATGTATGGAAAGAGCGGATTCATCGGAAGCTCGCGCACATTCCGCCGATACTCGGCCCACGCTAGCCTCGCATCCTCGGTGATGTCGGCATCCGCCATCTGGGTCCAGTCACTGCTGCGGAGCCGCTGACTGATCTCTGCTTTCACCTGTGCCGCGCGAATGGTGCTCAGCAGAGACTCGGGCAACGCATCGACCCGCACTTCGTCATCTGCCAGCTTCATGTCTGGGGTCACCGCTCGATAGCCGCTCTCAGTGATTGCGTACATGCTCACCTCTCAAACTTGTAGCCAAAGATCCGAACGAATAGTCCGGTGCCACTTGCTGTCGTCTCGTACTTGTAGAGGAACTGCTGAGCAGAGCTCAGTGGAACGTCCGGGGAGATGTTGTTGTTCGGGGGGATCGGCCCGATGTAGCTGCTGCTCGTAATCGGTCCGGCATTCACCGCACCGTAGAAACAGTTGACCGTCGGATTACCATTCCCCATCAAGCACTTTGCTGCGGTGCTGGTCATCGGGACGTTTGTTGAGCAGTCGACTACTGTGGAGACCGAGGCGAGACCATTGCTCACGATGAAGTCGATGTTGTTGCTGTAAAGAATCTCGCCCGATTCCACGCAGTGAGTGAACGGCTTGATTCCACCAGCGGAATCAGTGCGGACACTTCCTACATATCGCCGCGAGGTGTCACCGGCCTTCGACCTGGCCACACCCATGTACGGAGCATCCGGCGCCGCTGGAACCACCTCGAAGTCGCCAGCTCCGCCCGACAGGAAAATGTAGACGTGATTCCAACTGTTCGGCGCAAGGGTCAAGCCCGACTTCGTGACCGCCGCGGCCAGCCCCACGATGGTGCCCGGGCCCGGCACAAAAGCGCGGCCGGAGCTAAGGCGTAGTGAGCCTGGAGCCACGTACGTCATTTGGAGGCCAGAGATGTGTGTGGTGCTCCCGTCGTAGAGTTCCTCGAAGTTCTCATTCGCCTTTTCGAATGCGACCTTAGCGGGATCGCCCTTGTACGTGCCATGGTCAGTGGTGGTATCGATGATCTCGCGGGCCATGGGCGCTCCTTACGGCTGAAACGTTTGTTCGAACGTGGCATTGAGCGTGTAGACGCCATTGCCATGCGGAATGATGTTGTAGGTCTTGCACAGGTACAGGCCCTGCACGCCGAGCGGTGGCGTCCACAGGAAGGACACCGCTCCTTTCCGCGCGCGCAGGAAGGCCAGCGCCGGGCCGACCTTCGACTTGCGGCCAACCATGGAGATCGGCCACTGCTGGGTCTCGTTGTTCAGGCCATCGGCGGCGGTCTGTCGATAGCCGTCGCCGAACCTCGCCTCGCGGGTCAGGAAGTCGCCGGTGCCGGTGATCTCGGTGCG